TTTATATTAAATCAAATCTTTGTAAATAGTCTTGCACCTCTTTGGGCATAGGTTTATATTTTATCACATTGTTCTGATCTGTGTCAAGCTGCTGTTTTGGTCTATCTCTAAAAGTATGAACCTCTACTTCAAGGTTTGTATCTTTTGGCGTATGTGATATGGCACCAAAGATTGCTCCACAAACAGCATCCGCAAGGTCCTTAGACAGCTTTCTAGGGTGATCTACACGGTTATTCTTCATAATCTTAAGCTCAGTTAGCTCTTCAAACAATAGTTCGATTGCTGGCATAGCCAAACGCTCTTCATACACAAGCATGGCCATATCCTCATAGTGCTTCTTAGCAACAGAAACTGTTTCAGTACGAATGCCAACAGCCTTAAGCTCATTCTGAATATCAAATGATTGCCAACGGTCAAATGATACCATGCCGATATCAAAACCTTGTCTACGCAAGTTTTGAATCCACTGCTTAACTTCTGATAGGTTTACAGGGCCCTCAATCTTTGGCTCCCAGTATACAACAGCATCTACAATTACCATAGGTACTACTTGCTCGTAGTCCTTCATTACTTGTACAGATACCCACTTTTCTACGTGAGCAATTGCAACGGCACACTTGTCATGCTTTTGTGCAAGGTCAGCGTGGACATAATACTTTTTGTTTGGATCTGGCTTAAAGGTTTCATCAAATCTTTTTGAGTTATCGATCTTATTGTCATGCAGGCTCTTACCTTGTCCTGCTGCTTAAAGAATGCGTCAGATGCAAATGTTGGAACACAAGCAAAACGCTGCATGGCATCTCCAATATCAGTATAGAATGCAAGCTTAAAGTCATCGATTTGTCTGGTAGGATTGACTACCCATGTAGGACGTTTTAATGCAAACATTCCTGGATACTTATAGGAAATGATTGTATCTTCGTCCCACTCAATTTCAAGAGAATTGCCCTCAGCGTTTTCTGGAAGATCTGGATTCATAATAAACTTATGAGTCTTGTGAACAACTTCTTTTTCAGCAATAACATCATCATACCTTGTGGAGATAAAGTCTCCTGGATAGCGTGGAAAAGATAACAGGGCAACCTTGCCAAGATCTGGAAAACGAGAATCTACTGACGCACGAAAAGCTTTATAGATATTATCTGCAGTCTTGCCTTGATCATTACCCGTTCCAATTTCTTGAGCAAAACCAGAGATCTCGTCAAGGACAGCCAGTATAAGATTGAGACCCTCGTGAGATTCTCGCTCCGAATGTCCTGAGTAAACAGTGATTGAATGGTCAAACTCAATACTTTCTGCTTTGGCGTTAAATTTACCAGCGAACCACGGAGATCTTTCAATCTTTGATTTAAATCCTTTAAAGAAAACGTTCTTTGCCTGCTGGGCGTTGATAGCCACGTTAATAATATCAATTGCGTCACCAGATGGTTTGCCAAAGTATCTAGCAGGATCCTTGAGGCATAATAGCTTATATACGATATAGGAGCAAGCAACAGTAGACGTAAAGTCTTTTCCAGATCCCTTGCCCAACTGAAGAATAATTTCATTTTTTGTATACTTTTTGTAGTATCTTCTACCCTCTTCTTCACCCATTAAGTCTATCAGATCTTCTAGCTTATAGATCTGAGACATGGCCTCTACAATATCATACTGTACCTGTGATAGCGGTGGCTGCCCCAAAAAAGCTTCGCCCTCAACAAATGTTTTAGCGTCTACAGGAATCTCTGCAAAATTATTATCCTTAAGTACTTCAAAGAACTCATTGAACATCGTGGACAATTGTTACTACTTCCTTTTCTTTAGACACCTCAGAAAGTCTACGCATAATCTTGTCACGCACCTCTGGGTGCTCTGTAGCAATATCACGTAAAATATTTTTAAGAATATCTTGATTACGCTCAATTTCCATCATTTCTTCTGCCAGCTCTTTATTCTCAAGCAGTCCAGCCTTTTGAAGCATATCAATTCTGGTCTTCTCAATATCCATGACCAGTTTAATTGATGCATTCTTTGCATTTAAATTTGCTGTGGTAGTTGCATCATCCATAACCTCATAGGCTTTTTGAATTAGCTTGTTGTAGTGAGCGTCTGCCCCAGCAAGAGCTTCTTTTGCACGTGCACGAATAATTGCATTATCTGCAGCAAGACCTCTCCACTCGTCAATGAGTGCAACAACCTTTTGTCTTGGCATTGCAAGCTCTTTTGAAATCTGGGTGGGTTCGTTGCCCTGTAGATACTTTTCTACAACCCTATTTACCTCATCTAAATGGGCGACTAGATCTGCTTCTGTAGACATTATTTCTTAACTCTTCTCTTTGGTATACGTTTAATTCTATCACGTTTGAAGCTTCTAAATGCCCCTGCATGGCCACGAAACATCTCGTAGCAATCTACCCACTCGGCACCAGACTCTAGGTTTGTGACAAGGCTATCAAACCTAAACTTTAAACCATACTCACCAATTACTTTAAAGATTTCACCTTTGGTGATAACCTTACCGTCTGGCAGAGTTAGTTGTGGTTCCCTTTGGAGTTGGGTCATTAGGCTTTTCCCTCAAGTCGTTTAATCTCGTCATTAATATAAAAGATCGCTTTCTTGAGATCTTCGATGTGTCTGTCTTCATTCTTTAGTCCTGCTCTCCATAGATATTTGATTGCGTTTCCTACATTAAAATTGCGATGTCTAGTGACATCAATGCACTCTACCCCCGAAGGGTCTGATGTATAGTGTGTTGGATGATTGACCATGTCGTTCATCGTTTCGATCTCCTAAGCTTAAATTTAGCAAGATAAACATAGATAGTCTCTACACTTGTCCCACATTCTTTTGCAATTTCTTCTGGACTCTTTTTGTCCAGCCAATAGCGTTTCTTTAACCACGCCTCATTAGTATATAGCTTTGCCATTTATTTGTCAATCTTTCCCCAGTTATTAATTGCATAGTGACCAATACCGATTGCATCAGCAACGTCGTCGTCAGTTATATTCTTATCATAATAAGTATTAACAAACTTAATGGTCCTTTGTTTTCTTATCTCTCTAGACTTATTTTGATACCAGTTCTTTGACTTACCTGGAAAGTCTAGCATCATCTTTTGTTTCTCAGCTGTAGTTAATTTACCATTGCCAATAAATGTTTGCCAGGTAATTGGATTAATAGATCCTGCTGTACGCACTCCAGAAATCCTAGCTGCACCAAGAAGTGCCCCCTGAATCAATGCCAAGTCAGACGCTGTCTTTGGGCTGTTAATAAATATAGTATGCTCAATAACTATAGCGTCTATCTCAAACTGCTTAAAGAATGGCATAGACTTACGTGCTGCGTCCCCAAGCTTTTGATAAGCATTAAGTCCATCAAACTTAATCTTTCCACATTTAACTAAGGTATTACCAGAAAAGATAGCAAAAGCAAGGCTGTTAGTACTAGCATCGATAGCACAAATATTTTTGGGTTTTTCATTAATCTTCCTTATGTTTACCATTGGCAAATCTCCTAATTTCTTTAAGTATTTTGTTAACGTCATTTGGATTAACTAAACACTGTTGACACAAAGATTCGTCATTATACATAGACAGGTTGGCACCACAAGAACCACATGGTCTGGTTTTACCAAGCCTTTTTTTCCTACGAGATATTTGATATCTAGCAGCTATTTTTTCTTTAGTTGCTGAATCTCTACAGATTACTGAACAGTAAATCTGATAACTTATTTCAGTGCTGAATGTATTGTCACACCACTGGCAATGCTTGGTTTTCATCTAGAGGCTCCAAAGATTTAATCTTTAATAGTCCCTCACCTGCATCCGCACACGCAGCCTGAAGAGGACACGTTTTGCAGATCTTAGAATTTGAACGGTAGTTTTTCTCAGGCAAGGTCTTATCTTCCCATGCCTTTCTAACTGACTTCATCCATTCAAATGCTTGGTTTACCCACTGAACATAGTAACCACCAGGGGTTACTTCGACAGGCAGAACCAACAGGTCGTGGTTATTCTTATTCTCATATATAAGAACTGCCTTTGTCTTATTTAGAATCTTCATATAGATTAGTAGCTGAATCAGGTGGCCAGTCTTTGGCTTACCATGGCTCTTTCTATATTCAAATCCCTCGCTTGGCATAGTTTTAATTTCGCCAAGAAGTTCTTCACCCTCCCAATTTAGCATGACGTCTCCGTAGCCAAAGATTGGAGGATCATTGTATGTAATCTTAAATTCTGAATCTACAAGTAGCCCAGGAACATTGCCCATAGCCTCTTGAATACGCTCGTGTGACTTAGTACCAGCTGTCATGTTGGCACCACCATATGCATCTGCATTGTCCTCAAAGATTGCACCATTAAATGCTAGGTACCAGTATCTTGGGCACTCTCCATGCGAAAACGCAATAGTAGATGGAGCAAACGTTTTCTTTGTAGTAAACTTATCTACACGATTAATTGTATATCCAGATCGAATCTTTTCAATAAGCTGATCAGTGTCCAAGAATGAATCAATCTTTTTAGCCACTGGTTTTAGCATTACTTCTTTCAATAAACTTTTTGCCATAATAATCCCTTAGCGAGTAATATACTTAAGAGCTGAAACCAATTGATTAATTGACTCTGCAGCTGTATAGTATATATTTTTCTTCGCTCTATCTCCCTTATCTACGTTAGTTAACCATGTTGCCTTAAAGGCCATCTTGGCAGCAATTGCCTGCAGTCTAACGATCTCTACGGTTGCGACATTCAGAGGAATGTCTGGTTTAATAATAATCTTTGCAATGAATGTAAGAGCTGTTGTTAGTTCTTCATCATTCATAAAGTCAGCAATCTCGGTGAGACCGTTAACCATTTCTATTGTTGTCTTTTCTTGTTCCATATTTATATTCTACCCTATTACGCCGTGATTGTCTACTGGAATGCCATCTTTTAAGCCTAAATCATTATAAAGTGTCCAAGCTTCTTGCATCTTAGGATGCTCATTAAGTGTTTTTAAATACTCCTGGACTCTATCTTGAAACTTTAATGCGTCAAGTGGGTAGACCTCATTAGTAAATCTCCAGTCAGTTAGCGGTGAATAGTCAAAGGTTAGTATTTTTACAAACTCTCCTGGCTTCCAAGATCTTTTTGGTCTAAAGTGTACCTGATTAATTGCACTAAACATTAGGGCATCCCCAGTCTTTAGTGAGTATGGATTTCCATCTATGTAAATATCCCAGTCTATATTTCCATCTAGCATATAATTAAAAGTAACAATAGTTTCAGTATTATCTATATGTGGTGGCAGCGATGGGGCGTACCTACCCTCTCCGTGACGCAGATCATAGTCAATATAGCTATAGTGACATAGCTTAATTTCTTCTGGATATAGGTGCTTGACATGCTTGTCCATGGTTTGCTCTATGTCTAATGGTGCATCGAACTCTACCATCTCTCTAGACATGTGTACAACTTTTTTAGGGTCATGCCAGTTAGTTCCACGATATTCCTCTTGTCCACCAGGAACAAGATAATACTCTGGAGTTACAGAAAGCTTTTCGCTAATAATATTTTTTAATCTATTAATTTGATCTTCTGAAAATGGAGACTCTACATAGATTGGTAGTTTAGCATTATACTTATCCATACCATTTAGATAACTCCACATTGGTGCTACGTTCGTCATACTATTCACCCATTCCTGTTAGCTTTATAAATCTTTGTTCTTTTTCTTTCATAAGTTCCCAGTGACTTTCTGAGTTTGGCTCGGATTGTGGATCAAAAAGGTGACAGAATATCATGTCAATAAACTCTCCCTCAATAAAGTCTTTCTTTGTTCTCCAGTGTATTTGATGTGTGCCACTAAAAGTTAATGCCTGATTGTCTTGTAGCGTCATTTCTTTGCCCTCTACAACTAATGGCCAAAGAGTGTTTGACTTAATCTGGTAGTCAAAGGTGAATCTTGGCTCTGGAAATCCGTCATAGTGGGGGATAAGCCTTGGGTTAGAGACTGATCCGTCTTCCCTTGTAAATTTTTCATATCTAGAAAATTGATA